AGCATTAATTAAACTAGAAGCCCATGAAAGAGAATGTGCTATTCGTTATGAATATATAGAAAAACGTCTTGACGAAGGTTCAGCAAAGTTTAAAAGACTAGAACTTATACTGTGGGGTTTATATGGTTTGATTGCTGCTTCTTTGGGCGTTGATAAATTATTGTAGGAGAGTTAAATGCCTTTACAAAAGTTCCTTTTTAAACCTGGAATCAATAAAGAAGGAACAGCTTATTCAAATGAAGGCGGTTGGTTCGATTCTAATTTAGTTCGTTTTAGAAAAGGTCTTCCCGAAAAAATAGGTGGATGGTCTAAATCTAGTTCAGACTCCTTTAAAGGTACGGGTAGGGGGTTACACGCATGGGTTGCTTTAGATGGAACACAATATTTAGGTTTAGGAACTAGTTGGAAATATTATATTTTAGAAGGTACGTCTTTTTACGATATAACACCTATCCGATCGATAGATGAAAATGTTACAACTTTTTCTGCTACTGATGGTAGTGCGGTTATAACAGCCACAGATACAGCCCATGGTGCTGTAATTAATGATTTTGTAACTATTTCTAATGCAGTTTCTTTAGGCGGTAATATCACTGCTTCCGTTTTAAATCAAGAACATCAAATAACTTCTGTTCCATCAGTTAATACTTATACGTTTACAGCTTCTGCAACAGCAAACGCTAGTGATTCAGGTAACGGTGGTAGTGCTACTGATGTTTCTTATCAAATAAATACTGGATTGGATGTTTATGTGCCTTCGTCTGGTTGGGGAGCAGGAACTTGGGGTGAAGGAACTTTTGGTTCTACTACCGCTCTTAGTTTTGCTAATCAGTTACGTTTATGGTCACATGATAATTTTGGTGAAGATTTGATTATAAACCCACGTTTTGGTGGTGTTTTTTATTGGGATGAGTCTAACGGTTTGACTACTCGAGCAGTAGCTCTTTCAGATTTATCGGGAGCTGATCTCGCTCCTACAAAAGCATTACAAGTTATGGTTTCTGATATTGATCGACATGTTATTTGTTTTGGTGCAGATCCTTTAAATGCAGGAGGAACAGCTAGAACGGGAACGACTGATCCTATGTTTATTGCGTGGAGTGACCAAGAAAACGCTGCTGTTTGGAATCCTTTAGCTACTAATACTGCAGGTTCTTTTAGGTTATCTGCGGGTTCTTCTATCGTAGGTGCAACTAGAGCTAAACAAGAAATATTAGTTTGGACAGATACTTCTTTATATTCGATGTCTTTTATAGGTCAACCATTTACTTTTAGTTTAAATCTTGTAAACGAAGGGGTGGGTTTAGTTAGTCCTAATGCTATGGTTAATAGTCCTAAAGGTATTTTTTGGATGGATAAAAAAGGTTTTTATGCCTATAATGGAGCTGTTCAAGAAATACCCTGTACTGTACAAGATTATGTTTTTAGTAATATAAACGAAATACAGAGTTATCAAATATTTGGTTTTGTTAATAAAGCGTTTGATGAAGTCGGTTGGTTTTATTGTAGTGCTGATGCAACAGTTATAGATAAATATGTAGTATTTAATTATGAAGAAAACGTTTGGACTATAGGAACGTTGTCAAGAACAGCATGGATAGACGAGGGTATTTTTGATAATCCTAAAGCAGTATCTTCTTCCTCTGACGTAGGCTACGTTTATAACCACGAACTCGGTAACGATAACGATGGTTCGCCTATGACGAACGTATTTATCGAATCAAGTGATTTTGATATTGATCCAGGAGGAGAAGATTTTCAATTCATTAGTAGAATTATTCCAGATATTAAATTTACAGGTTCTGGTCAAACAGGAACAGGCGGTCAAACCGTTAACGTTGTTTTAAAACGTAGAAATTTTCCAGGAGAAGATTTAACAACAGCGGTAACAAGTACTTGTACATCTAATACAACTAAAATAGATACAAGAGTTAGAGGAAGACAAGCGGTTTTACGCATAGAATCAGACGACGATGGAAATGCGGCTACTACGGAAGGTGTTGGTTTTAGAGTTGGAGCGATGCGATTAAACTTTAGACCTGATGGCAGAAGGTAATGTCAAAACTTTTACAAACTAAATTACCTATCTCTATTGGAGAGATATCTTCCGAAACATTTAATCGTTTAGTAAGAGTTTTAGAATTAAGTTTAAATAGGGTTGATATAGATGCAACGTTATCGGTAAACGAAGAACAGAGAAATATAAATAAATTTAATGATGGCGATATTATATGGAATCTTTCTACTAACCAGTTACAGTTATGGACTGGTGAACAATGGGTAGATTTATATTCTGGCAACGAAAAGGGTGTTCAAGCAGTAGCACAGGTAGGCAATATAACTGTAGCTACTGGTGGAGATACTTCAATAGAACTGGGGATAAATTAAATATGGATATTAATAAATTAAGAGAAGAGTTAGAGTTTGATGAAGGTTGTATATATGAGATTTATAATGATCATTTGGGTTATCCCACTTTTGGTATTGGTCACCTTGTACTTGAAAACGATCCCGAACACGGAGAACCCGTTGGAACCCCAGTATCAAAGGAACGAGTTATCGAATGTTTTGAAAAAGATATAGAGTCTGTATTTGCTGATTTAGAAAGAAATATGCCTTGGGCTTCTAGTCAGCCTGAAGATATAAAACGTGTATTAGCTAATATGTGTTTTAATTTAGGAATTACACGGTTATTAAATTTCAAAAAATTTTTAGGAGCTTTAGAACTTAAACATTATAAAACAGCAGCTGAAGAAATGATGGATAGTCGTTGGGCTACACAAGTAGGACCTCGTGCGACTAGATTAAGAGATAGAGTATTAAAAGGAGGGTAACATGCCAGGAATGTATAAGAAGAAAAAGAAAAAATCAACAGGATATAGTACAGGCGGTGCTATACCTAAAGGTTACAAAAAAGGCGGAGCTATTAAAAAAGTAAAGAAAGTAAAACCTATCACAGTTAAGGGTGTTAGTATGGCGGGTCTTACAAAAAGACAGCAAGAAACTATGAAAAAACATGGTAAACACCACACTAAAAAACATATGTCTACAATGAAGAGTATGATGAAAAAAGGTAAAACTTTTACACAAGCTCATAAAGCAGCACAGAAAAAAGTTGGTACATAAGGAGGAACTATGCCAAGAAAAAGTAAAACCCATAAGACTAAAGACGGTCGAACAGCTAAGAAAGGTTTATATTACAATATAAACAAAAAACGTAAAGAAGGTAGAAAGATGCGAAAGAAAGGAGCTAAAGGTGCTCCGACTGCAGCAGCCTTTAAACGTTCCGCTAAGACCGCTAAGAAGCCTAAAAAGAAAAAGTAATGGCTAAGCCTAAGAAACGCAAAGAAAAGTCTATACGACGTACTACGAAGGGTAAGGGAGCTAACTTCCGATCTACTAAATCTGGTGCAGGTATGACTAAAAAAGGCGTAGCGGCTTATCGACGTAAAAATCCTGGATCAAAATTAAAAACAGCGGTTACAGGTAAAGTTAAAAAAGGCAGTAAAGCAGCAAAAAGACGTAAATCATTCTGTGCTAGATCAAAAGGTTGGAAAGGTGAACGAGGTAAAGCGGCTAGAAGAAGGTGGAAATGTTAAATGTATGAATATAACTGCACAGTTACTAGGGTGGTTGATGGCGACACTATTGATGTTATCCTTGATCTTGGGTTTTCTATTCTTCACAAGTGTCGTGTACGCCTTTATGGGATTGATACGCCTGAATCAAGAACCAGAGATAAAGACGAAAAAGCTAGAGGTAAACTTGCGGCTAAGTTCTTAAAAGATTCAATAACAAACGGTAAAACAGTTGTTTTACAATCTAAACTGAAAGACTCTAAAGGTAAATATGGACGTGTTTTAGGAGCTGTTATTGTAGACGGTGTTGATATTAACGAAAAAATGGTATTAAACTTTCTTGCAGTTAGGTATCATGGACAAAGTAAAGAAGACGTTGAAGCAGAACATATAGAAAACAGACGTAAATTAATAGAGTTGGGAGAGTTTGTTCCAGTAAACGTGGAGAAATAATATGCAAAACGACGGTAGATTCGGTGGAGATATGGATCGTAATGAAGTTGAGATGGATCTCAACAAATTTATGGCGATGATACAAGAAATATCTGACCTTAAAGATAAAATAAGAGACTTAGAGGCTGATGATAAAATAAATCCACATCAAAAATGGATTCATTTAGCAAAAGCAGTAGATTCATGGCGTATTTTTCCTAGAGCTTTTTTAACTGTTTATATTGTTTTATTGTATAAATGTACTATTTGGTTTATGGAACTTCCTGAACCTAGTTTTGAACAATCAGGTCTTATATCGATTGTTGTTGGTGCGGGAGCTGCTTGGTTTGGTTTATACGCAGGTACAACAGGCAGTAGTAAACAATTTAAAGGTGAAGATTCTTGAATAAAAAAGAACAAGAACAAAACGATAAGATTCTTTCGTGGGTGGGGATTCTGTTTTTAATAACAGTCGTAATTGGTTTATCTATAAATGTTAACGCTCAATCTAGCCAACAGTCTGGTACAGCTTGTGTTAACGGTTCTCAGTATTGTGAAAACAATTCTTTAGATACTACTAATACAACGACAACTACCAATACAAACACGAATACCAACACGAATACAAACACGAATACCAACACCAACACGAACAATAATACCAATACGAACACGACGACGACCACAGCAACAAACACAAATTCGAACACAAATTCGAACACAAACGTGAACACAAATGTGAATACTTCGACAGCGACTTCGACTTCGAACAATACCAATACAAACAATAACGTTAATACTTCGACTTCTAATTCAACAGTGAATTCAACGGTTAATCAAAATGTTAATAATACAAATAATTCAACTTCAACATCGAATAATACAAACACTAACACTAACGTAAATCAATCAACATCAGATTCGAACGTTACAACTGATAATAGAAACGTAAACGAAAACAATTCTAGATCTGATAATACGAATAGAAACATAAATGAGTCTAATTCTACGCAAACGATTAATCAAAACGTAAAAAGCGAAGCCCCTCCTGCTTCTGCGATAGCTCCTAGTATTATGTCTTACTCACAAGACCTCTGTACAACAGGTGTCTCAGGAGCTTTTCAAGGACAGGTGTTTGGTTTATCTGGTGGTAAAACTATTGTTGATGAAAACTGTGAAAGGTTAAAACTATCTAAATATTTGTATGATATGGGAATGAAAGTAGCATCAGTTGCATTACTTTGTCAAGACGAAAGAGTGTTTAAAGCTATGTCGATGGCAGGTACGCCTTGTCCGTATAACGGTAAAATTGGTAAAGAAGCTACTGTAGCATGGGAACAAAACCCACAAAAAAGACCTGATAAAGATGACGCTTTAGAAGAGTTTATTGCACAATGTACCCACGAATCTAATCCTAAAAGAGAAAAAATTAATAAAGATGTTGTCGGTGCAGTCAAAACAATTTATACACGTAAAACTAAAACAGCTAAACAATGCAAAAAAGAATTTTATTCTACGCATTAGGGTGTTTAGTTAGTTTTAATGTATTAGGACAGTATACATACGAAGCTAATCAAGACCTTTACGACCTTAATGCTAATGCTAATAACTTCAACGGTGAGTTAGCATACGAGGTATCTGATGATGGAATTAGTCCTGCGATTGATCTTTCTTTTAATTTTACTTTTTATGGTTCTACGTTTAGCCAAGCGAGAATGGCAACGAATGGATGTCTCCATTTTGGTAATAGTGGCAGCTATTGTAATGACTATACTCCTGACCCTATTAACGGACAACACACTTATACCATATACCCTTTCTGGACTGATCTCATAAGAGATAATAATTCTCGTATGAAATCTTGGGGTGATTCTAGCAAGATGATCTTCGGGTGGTATAACTTGCGTGAATATAACAGAAACAATACAGACAATAGCCTTGAAGTAATACTTTGGAACAACAACTCTTTTGATATACGTTACGGAGCGTTAAATATTATTAACCATGACGTTCTTATAGGCGAAGTAGGAGCGAATAAAACTAATTCTTATACGTATTATTACCACGATGAATGTAATACAGGTACAACTAACGGTTCTAGTTGCGTAAATAAAAACTGGAATGTTACTACTATAAACACCACATTAGAAAACGGTGGTTCTTTATACGGTTCGGGTAGTGGTAATGGAATTGATTGTAGCGATCCTTTAAACGATAGTAGTTGTTCAGGTTACGCAGATGCTTACCTTACACAACAATGTAATATTACACAGTTACATAGTGAATCTTGTCCTAATTATTGGGAAGCTTATGATGATCAACAATGTGCAGACGATCCACAATATGCACCGTTTTGCCAAGGCTATAGGCAAGAAGAATCCGTAGCTTTCTTTGACGATACTAACGTAGATTATGGTTTTGTAGATGAGCAAGAACAGTTTGCTACAGGTGCTTTTACCGATAGTCAACATGACGATAACTTAGGTTTTGAAGATCCTGTAGAAGTTATAGAAATATTTGAAGAAGATATGTTTCCGCCTTTTGAGGAGTTCGGAGATAGCCCTAATGATTATTTCGAAGACCCGTTTATAGAGGAATTTATTGTTTTTTACGATCCAGAACCATTACCTTTTATTGATACTTTTAGTCCTCGTCATGACGAACCTTTCCATCAAGACGAAGTATTAATAGATGAGTTTATATTTCAAGAAACGTTTTTAGTAGAAGACTATAGCGAACCTGAAACATTTATTGAATTTAATAATGTGGAAGAACTCGAAGAATGGTTCGAGGAAGAAACAAGAGAGCATCATGAAGAAAGACACGAAGAAGAATTAGCTGATCTTGATGAACCAGAAGAAGAATTTATTGAGGAAATCTTCGAAGAAGAAGTTGTAGAAGAAGTATTCGAAGCGATTGAAGAACGTATAGCAGAGGCTGAGATAGAAGAAGAAAGAATCGAAAGAGAAGAAATCGTAGAGGAGTTCGAAGAAGTTTTTGAGGAAGAGTTTCAAACTGCGGAAAGGGAAGAAGCTACAGGTAAGAGTTCTATTAGCAGAGATATAGCTTTACGAGTTGTTTCTTCTACCCTAGCTACAGCTACACAAAGTGTAAGTGGAACAACCGCAGGTAATAGTATTCATGCTACAGGTAATAGTGCGGCTTCTGGTAACGCTGTAAGTAATAATTCTACAGGAGCTTCGTCAGGTAATGCAGGGATAAGTACGAGTAGTTCTCCGAGTATGTCAGACCAGTTTGCTTCCGCTACGGTACAAACAAATCAAGTATTAGATATGAGTTCTATGTCCGTTTCTGGTTCTTCTACTAGTGATTCTATGAGTTCAACAGACGTTAATACTTCGGTTGTTGTAGCTAACGTAAATACTAATACGGTACAAGATCAAATAGATACTTCAATTAGTTCTATGGATACATCCTCTGATACAGATACTACAGTAGAAGATTTAATCGCACAAAATTTACAAACCGCACAAGAAGAAGTAGAAGCCCAACAAGAAGAAACAGGAGAGTATGGTTCAGAAGATACAATTATTGCATATATGGGATTTGTTCCTGGATTTAATACTTACGAGAAGGTTTTAATGGTAGATCAAAATAAATGGTATACGTCTAGAACCATCTATACTGAGACGATGCCTGATAATATAAACGCTTTTTATGGACTAGCAGGTAGTAATATAAGCAAAATGAACGATATAATAAATTCACAACCACCTTTATAGGAGAATTACTATGGATTGGTTTCAAAATAAAACAACACAAATAATAGCTCTTGTAGGTATTGTTTCAACTCTTGCAGGTTTTGGTTACACAGGTGCGACCTACGTCAATAGAGTAGAAAACCTAGAAGCTAAGATAGGCGGTATCGGAGATACTGAAGACGCTCAAAAAATTATTGAGGAACGTTTTGCAGCTATCGAAACATCTGTACAGTTTTTAGAAAAAAGTATTGATGGTATAGCTGTTCCAGATGTTACTGAAATTAAAACGGATATAGCTACGATTAAAGCTGATTTAGAAAGTTTAGATGATAACTTACGTAAAGTAGAAACTAAATTAGATAAAAAAGACGATAATCCATTAAACGGATAATGAAAGTTTTTATTACAGAATTTAAACACGATGGGCTTTTTTACGAAGGTCCTAATATTGTAGCAGAATCATTTGAAGCCGCAGAAGTAACTGCCGAAACATATGGGGTAAATGTAGTCGGTATGCTTGATGTAATCATCACTGATCACAACGAAGATGAGTATAAAAGGGTTTTACATTAACCCTTTCTTTGATATATAATCAAAGTTCAGCCATTGTGCTGCAGTTTACGGGGTGAGCTATAACTCGCAAAACGTTTATATACGCTGAGGAAACAATGGTTGGAGTTGATAAAAAGACATACAAAAAGAATAAAGGTCGTCGTTCTGACTTCGTAATTTATTCGTCTAAAGGCAAGAAAACAAAAGCTAGGAGTAGGTTCTGATGGCTATTTCTATGTCTAAAATTCAAAAACAAATCGAAACAAACCCACTAACTAAAGAAGCCGCTAAAGAACAGTTTTTAAATAAAACTAAAGAGTTTAACTTACAACACGCTTTTAGTTTTGAAGAAGCATGGGACTTTGTAGAATATAAGAAAAAACAAAAAGAATTTAGAGAAACGGTTTCTACTTTTGAAGAAGCTTTAAAGAAACACGAAAGTTCTTTAGGTGATTCTACTCATAAACTAAACCCTACAAAACATTCTTTTTCAGATGGACAATA